GTTCCTCAACTATGTCTAACTCACTTGGCGACTCGTCTTCTTTATCAATCAACATATTCTTCCTTTTTCCTGCCGTTATCGGTTCTAGGACATTAAACTCGGCATTTCTGCTTAGGAGTTCTCTTTTTGCTCTTGCTTTAATTTGTCTGTGTGCTTCTTCTCAAATTTCATCCATGAAGACGGAAAATGACCAGACCACCCTTCCAAATTAACGCTTGGAGCACTTATGATGCGGTTGGCTGTCACACCGCAACTTGAACACCGAACTTCATCTGTCTCATAATCAGTAAGTTTCTCGGTGAGATGTCCACTTACGCAGACAAATTCATAAATTCTTTTCATTCAATTCCTCATACGCTTGTGTGCTGACCTGTTTTAAGGTTTTTAGCCACGTTAGGATAGAAAGTTCACCTTTTTTGAATTGTAGGCTTTTTTCATCAGGGATTGTACTGATATTGTTCAACGAATTTATCATTGTGTCAATATCGTCCATTAAGTCTATCCACCCGTCTGCTGACATCATGTCAAAGCGGGCTTCATAGTACTTTTGCAGTTCTGGGGTCATGCGCTTGCTGTAGTTAATGGAGTCAGGTCTTCTGTTGTCCAGTAGTCTTTGGCAAGCATAATCTTTAGATGCTCTTTGTTACGAGCCAAGCAGTCTGCCCAATCTTCTGCTGTCATGTCTTCTGGCTGTCCAGCGTTGATGAGGTTAACTGAGTCCATTGCGGCACTGTAGTGCTGTGCAATTTCTGTTGGGGTGATAGTTTCTGTCATGGTTTTCTCCTATTAAGGGTGGGTTGCTTTGTATGCGTCAAACTCTGCTTTTAGTTCTTGGATGGCGGCTGTTAGTGTGGCTACCAAGAAAGATGTGTCAATGCCTTGGTAGACAGGTTTTCCATTAGCATCTACTGCGTCTTTTTCGCCCGTTACAGCATCAGGGCATACCTCTGCCAACTCATGAGCAATAAAGCCTTCACTACTACTATTGTCTAAATTCCATTTATAGGTAACGGGTTTTAGCCTTGTAACTTTATCCAATGCACCTGTCATTGGAGAGATTGTGTTTTTTAAACGATAGTCAGAAGAAGTGTTGTAAGCGGTTGCACCAGTTGTGCAAGAAATCGTACCAACTACAGAACCAGAATCAACTTCACCGTTCCAGAATCTAAAAGCGTTAAAAGAATAACCTCCATTAGTATTTCCTATGTTACAAATATCTTGTCCATTACTTGCACTTGTTGTAAAAAAATATGCTTGTCTTCCTGAGTTTCTTGTAGAAACTTGACTGTCGGGGGTTGAAGAAACATGACCAATTCTTGTTTTTCCACCATTATCAACAGTAATCCTTGGATTCCCATCCCCGTCAGACAGCACAATGTAGTTTGATGATGTGCGAATGTCTAGGCTATTTTGGTTGCCGTTGTAGCGACCCAAGATGGTGTTCTTTGTACCAGTGGTAATTGTGTCGCCTGAGTTATGCCCAATAACTGTGTTGTGCGTTCCTGTTGTGCAAGCAACAAGAGCGTTTCTACCAACTGCGGTGTTATAAGAAGCAGTGGTGTTGGCAACTAATGCGTGATAACCCACAGCGGTGTTTTCAGTACCTGTGGTGTTGGCGGCAAGCGCCCCTTTACCTAACGCCGTATTGCTTGACCCCGTGGTGTTGGAGGAAAAAGCATCTTTTCCAATAGCCGCATTATCAGACCCAGTAGTGTTTGATTCAATTGCACCTTGACCAATAGCGGTATTAGAGCCGCCTGTTGTGTTCAGCCTTAGTGCGCTATCACCTACCGCTGTATTTGAAGTGCCTGTTGAATTTGTCAATAACGCTAGATTGCCAATTCCTGTGTTAAAGTTGCCAGTAGCCGCCGCCAAAGCCGTAATGCCAAACGCAGTGTTGCGAGCCACAGCATTCGCGCCCTTGCCTACTGTGAGTCCTGAGATAGACAGGTCATTAGTAATCGTAGAACTAGATGCACCCAAAGCAATCGCTGTTCCACCAATCGTCACACTTGAGTTCACCAAACCAGCGTTAGGCAAGCCTGTGCAGTTTGTCAGAGTACCGCTAGAAGGTGTACCCAAAACAGGGGTAGTTAGCGTTGGGCTGGTCAGCGTCTTGTTGGTCAGGGTATCTGTCGTTGCCTTACCAACCAAGGTATCGGTTGCCGCAGGAAGTGTGATGGTGGTAGTACCAGCCACCGCAGTTGCTTGCAATGTGGTTGTCCCTGAAGTAGAGCCAGAGAGGTCAATCGCATTAGGTTTTAGGGTTACTGTCGTTGCCATATTTTTCCTTTATGGTGTTCCATTTGCAATAATATTAGTTGCTGAAGTAATCACTCCAGTTGAAGACATTGAGGCTATTGTAGTTGCGCCATATTTAAACAGCAACTTGCCACCCGATTCCTCAATTGTAAAGTTGGTTGTTACCAAAGAACCAGCCGAACCTGTCGTATTTTGGTTAAGTGTAGGAATATTAGACCAAGTTGGTGTATTTCCAGAGCCAGCAGAAGTTAAAACTTGTCCAGAAGTTCCTTGGCTACCATCAAAACTTGTTGTTCCAGTTACGCTTAAATCTACAAAACTACCATTCTTAGGTGTTACTGCACCTATTATCATGTTGTCTATATCGCCAACATAAGTAGGAGCAATTTCAATAGAGTTAACACCAGTAGGCTTTATATGCACATGACCCGTACCAGTTGGGCTTATGTCTACTTGTGCGTTTGTGCCATTGATATTTGTTGATACATTCAGAGATAAATTGTCTCCACCACCACCACCCATGCTAAGTTGGGTTGTGCCAGCAGAGTTTTTAAGACTTAAACCACCTGAGTTTGTTGCTTGAACAGTAGGGGTTGTAAGACTTGTAAGAGTTGCAGTGCCACCAGTAATAGCCACAGAACTAGCATTTTGGGTAGACATCGTACCCAAACCACTTATATCGGTATTAGATAAAGTAACTGCCCCTGTACGACCCGCTACGCTTATAACTAGGTTACTTTGGTCAATCTTTTGCCAATTAGCCCCATTAAACAACAACCAATCGCCAATTTGCCAATCAGTTATGCCATCAAGGTTAGTAGAGCCAGCCGTTGCTGTAATGTAGTAATAGCCATTTACACCCACGCCACTTGCCAATGTAGGAGTGTTAGTGGATGCGTTCCATGTACCTTGGTAACTTAAACCACCAGCAACAGATGCCCAAGAAGTTGATGTTCCATTGGTTGTCAGATACTTGCCAGAATTACCTGTTTGACTAGGAATCAGAGTATTGATCTGGTTTTGTAGGGAGGCTATGCTATCGAGTACAGACTGAGAAGTGCCACCACCATTAGTAATAACCTTGATGGTTTCTGCAAGATCAGGAGCAACAACCTCACCAACATTGAGTTCAACACCACTAGACAACCCAATAATAAGGCTACCATCGAAATCAATACGAGCAGAGGTGACACTAATACCATCCCGTCTTTGCCATTTTTGCCATCCTTACCATCTTTGCCATCCCTCAAACTAGAGGCTTTTGACTCAATGGTGGCATTTAATTGGCTAAACCTTGTCTCCAAGTCGCTCTTAATCTTCTTCAATCCTTGGATAACAACCTCTGTACTCTTGCCAATAGCCTCTTGGTTAGCAATTTCTAGTCGTGTTTGTGCTGATTTTTGCAAAGCACCAACTAACTCCATCTGCTCATCAGCAGATAGGCCATCAATGCCTAGTTTTCGCTCTAAATCACCAATATCCATTAGGAAAGTTCCTTAGAAAGCCTGTCTAGAAAGTCGTTCTCTACCTGCCCACGCTTATCAGCCATCTGTAACTCAACAATCTTGCTCTTATTCTTAATGTCAGCCTCTTTAAGCATCAAATCAGCAATCTTGACTCGCTTATCGAACTCTCTTTGGTTGGCATCAGCATCATTGGGTAGATTCTTAGTCAAAGACGCACTCATCTTGGCTTGCACTTCTTGTGGCATCAACTGAGCCTCAACAGACAACTTAGTAGCCTCTGCCCGATTCTGTTCTGCTTGAGTAGTGTTGACAGCAATCTGTGCTTGTGCCGCTTGCAGAGCCAATTGCTGTTGCATTTGTTGCATTTGTTGTGCTTGTGGATCAGGTTGACCCATTTTGTCCAACATCGCAATCAATTCCATCCTGTTAGATAGGCTTGAATTAGCCAAAATGCCTTTCAAGATCACAGGCAAAACAGGAGTATTGGGGCCAAGTGTCTGCAACAAGCCAATAAACTGCTGTTGCTCGTACTCTCTAGCAATAATGCCAAGCGTAGCCGTAGGAACAAAGTTCATGTCCACAGAAGGATAACGCTCTGGATCAAACTGCATGAAGCGGAAAGCCGCCTTCTTGATAAACGGGATTAGGAAATCCTCTTGGAAGTTCACCAAAGTGCGTTTGTACTTCTTGATGATAGAAGCAACAGCCATAGACATACCGCCTTGACCACCATCTCTAGCCACATTGCTAATCATTCCCTGAGAATCAAGAGTTCCCGTTGCTTGTAACAACATACGCTCAAAGTCTCGTGCCGTAGCCAAGTTGTTGGGGTCAGTTTGACCGAACTTGAAGGGGTAGAGAATCTCAGAAGGTGCGCCATTGGTAAGGATTGCCTTGCCAGGCTTTACTTCAAACTTCATTCCTCGTGGTAAACGAGTAGCATCCATAGCAATCATGGGGCTAGTAGTCAATGCCAAAGAATCCAAGTGGCTACGAGTCTGTGCGTCAATAGCCTTTTGCATATTGAACGCTTTTTCTACTGTTCCTCTGCCCAACAAGCGATTAGGAACTGTGTCATCTTGATAGGTCAAGACGGGACGATCCTTCATCATGTAGGGATTGGCTTCAGCCTTTAAGAGTTGCCCATCATTGGCAATCACAACAATGGCTTCTACCATGTCTGTATAGTCATCTGCCGCAGAATTCTCTGGAAATAAATCTACTATCTCTTTATTTTCTTCTAGATTCTCTAGGTATTCCCGTGGAACTAAGCCGTAGTAGGTCAGGAGAAGAACCTTCTCGTCCTGATATTGACTAACTTCTTGGGTAGGCTCTAGGTCTGTATCTTCACCAGTAGTGGTGATGTCTACTTTTCGGTAGATACCAGCCTCTATGCCTTGGACAATCTTGTGGATAGAGACATATTTCTCGATAGCCACGCCCATACAGTCATTTACGCTTGTGCCATTTGGGTCAAACAAGAAGTTCTTTGGATTTACAGGAGAAATCTTTACAGCAATTCTGTCTCTCTCTAAAACTCCAATAGCCGCTTGTCCAACTTGGCCTGGGATTGGTTGAGTGGAAGGAACATACTCCTTCTCAGTCATAACCACAACTTCGCCAATGCCTGTGCCGTAGATTTCAGCCATCAACTCAATTTGGTCGATTGCTTTGCGGATTTTGTCTTTCTTGAAGTCTTCCATCAGTTGAGCCTTGATTATCTCAACATCTATGGGATTACCGCCTACATCTTGTATGTTGTCTTCAATATCAAAGAAATCGCCTTGACCAAAGATTGCTTCCATGATCTCAGCATGACGAGTCTCTACGGCTTGTTGGGTAGCAGGGGTAACGATTCGTGAACGCTCAGACTCACGGGTTTTGTCTTCAGAAGCCCATTGACCACGGAAGATGCGTTCGTACTCTAGCCAATCAGGGAGGAAGTTAACATCTCGGTAGTCACGCCACCGATTGCAATGGTCTACAACAAATCCAACAAGTTCTTTATCGGACTCAGTTGGTTCGTCAAACTCATTTTGTTCCATACCGACTTGTTTATCTGTTGCCATTATCAAACCCCGCTAATTATGTCTACTGGCTCCCACTCTTCATCTTGGTCATCAACAAAGTATGAGGTAACAGCCATTTGATCTATATATGAGAGAGCATCTGGCAAATCATCATGCACTCCGATGGCGGGAAACAAAAGAAGTTGATCTTTAAATTCATCCCAATCCTCCTCAGAGTTCAGCACAATCCTTCCATGCTCAAAACGCCCTTGGAGACTCCAGATAATTCTGTCAGCCTTTTTCCTGTTGCCATGCGTTAAGTCAACTATATGCGAATATACATTATTTTTACGCATTAGGTCAGATAAATATGGTAAAACTGCATTTTTAAGCGCACCTTTCTCAATTCCAACAGCCAAAGGTCGGTATTCCCGCATCTTCAACAGTATGGTTGCCGCAGTCTCACGGATGTCCCAACGCCCAAAGACAATCTCTTTGACAAACCATTTGCCATCATCTGTTACCTTGACAACAGCAATAGCAGTCTGGTCTAGCCTTTTCTTAGAATTAGCCGCTTGTTTGGCAACTTCCTCAAATCCTGCCAAGTCACAGGCTATGTAGTAACTTCCAAATTCAGGCTCAACCCCGTATTTAATCCATTCTTCTTTGAAGATGTCGCTACCAGCATTGGTAAAGGATGCCATGTATTCTTGCTTGAAAGCAAAGGAAGACAGGGTTTTCTTGGCTGACTCAATCTCAGTAGGGTCAATCAGGGGGTTGTCTTTTGTTGTGAAGTGCCAAGATTTCCAGTCCTTATCCTCTTCACTTTCGCCCAATCTAAACAGATCGTAAAACCAGTTTCTTCCTTTGGGAGTTCCGATAAACATGGCTCTTCCTTTTCTATCGGAGAGAGAGGCTCGGATAACTTGTTCCCACGCTTCGGGCTTGATGTCCGCAACTTCGTCAAGGACAGCGTAGGTGAGGGAGACTCCACGGAGGGTATCGGGTCTATCAGCGCCTCGGACGTAGATGGTTGCTCCGTTGATGGTGGTGATGTTTTGATTGTTGATGTGGGCATTTTGAATTACCTCCCTGCCTAGTTCCAATAATACGTCCCAAATAATCTGCCTTGCTTGCCCGTTTGTTGGGGCTACATAAAGCACAGCAGAGCCTTGAGTACACTTTAAAGCCTCAATGATAAGAGTTGTGGCGGCAAGCCTTGACTTTCCACAGCGTCGTCCAGCCGCTATAACCTTGAAGCGAGTCTGGTCTTTAAATACCTCTTCCTGCCACGGGAGGAGTTGGAAATTTAGATCAGACATGATATTTGTTTCCTTTTAGGATGTTTTCTTTTTTTGGAATGACTACTCGAAGATTCCAAGGAACATGGAGTCCAGATACAGTTTTTCCTTTTAGGGGAACTATGTGGTCAACATCCCAAGCAATCTCACTATGCTTACTTCTCATAGCGGCAACTTGGTAAAGACACTTTATGTGCAGTTTTTCAAAAGGACTAAGCCATCTTGGAGTTCTAAGCATCTTGGATGAATGATTAAAGGCAGTATTGGCATTGACTTTGCCTTTATTGTTTTTTTGCCATCTAGTTGCTATCTCTTGGAGTTTTTCTCTTTGTTTCTCAGCATAAGAAGCCATGTATTCCTTGCGAGATTCTGAGTTATTGCGCTCTGCTTCACAGGCAATACATTCTGCTTTGGCTGTCCGTCTTTCGGCAATATGCCCATATTTACAGGGCTTACCAGTAAAGTAGGTAGGCTTTCCATCTAGCATTGCTTGTTTGCGTTCTGCCGCCTTAGTCATTCTTAGCCTCTATGTCTTCAGCATCTATGGTTTCAGGGGTATGCGAAATCTCTCCAATACCAGTAATGTTGATGGTTACAGCACTACGGGCTTTACCTTCCTTCTCAAACATAGAGACGGGCAACATTCTGTCCATGCACAACTTAATAGCGGCTAGTTGGGCAGGGTGATCGTCATTAAGGGCTATCTCTACCGCCTTATGGACAACTCTAGAACCTGCGCTGTTTATCAGGAGGTTCTTTAGTTCTTTTAGTTGGGCAGTCTCAGTCTTGGGTAGAGTGATGAGTTCAGGCTTATCAGCATAACTGGTAAGGGAGAACTGTTTGTTAGTAGAACCTTTTGGTCTACCACGGGGTTTAGTTTGATTCATGTACTTTTGTCCACAATAGGGAAGTTCCTTCACGCATTATGGCTCAAATCTTTTTGTTGAACAATAGGGTAATCCCTGATATAGTGTCATCACTCCACGGGGATCAGAACCCATCCCTCTATGCGGTTGAGCCGACCAAGTAGGATAAACAGGTGAATCATGTGGTCATCAAGTAGTCACTCCCCCCTCGTGATGAGAAGGGAACAAGATGAACGGGACGTGTAGCGTGAACTGACTTGCGATGACAAGCAAAGTAAACCAGTAACCAAGATAAACGAGAGGCTCACTTCTTACGAGAAGTCTTACCTGTATACACGGGTTCCCTGAACTCATCCTAAACAAACCTAGTAAGTCGGCTTACCTTCTTCTGCTAACACGGATAAGGCTAGTCAATAAAAAGCCAATTTACCTTTTCTTGTGGATACGAGGCTCCCACAAATATTACACAGCACGACTACCCCCTCCCCCC